CTAGAATAAGTTTTGCTAATAACGCTTTCGCTTTTGGTGCAGAAGCTGACAGTTCTAACTTTGGCACCATAGGAAATTACTTGTATGGTTATATACACGATGTAAAGATAACTAAATTAGCGCTGTATGATACTAGTAATGACTCCATTCCTGTACCAGCAGCACTATCTAAGCCGCATCCAACAGCTAACATCTTTCACGGATTTCAAGACGGAAGTATAGATAAAAGATTCACTGGACCTAATGGTACTGGAACAAGAAGCGGTAACGTAGCATGTCTTCCTTTTACACCTCTTGATTATGACGCGTATAAAACTGCTAATGGAGGTGCGATCAACTTTCCTGGATCTGATGATGAAGTTATAACTACAGATGCAGCAACTAATCAGGTTGTACTAGGCTCAGGTGATTTTACTATAGAATTTTGGATCCACAAGAACAACCCGGATGCGAGTGGTTGGCAAGCAATATTAAGTCAGAAATATCATGAAACCGGTGGTTGGAGAATATACAAAAATAGTTCCAGTGATGATTTTACTTGGTATTCTAATTCTTCATCCATATTACAGTCATCAGGTACTGGAATCATGAGAGCTGGTGAATGGCGCCATATTGCGCTTGTGAGGGAAAGTGGTACGTTAACTTGGTATAGTAACGGAAAAAACTATGGTTCAACTAGTAACACAACCGATTATACTGGAAATACTAACGGTGAAATAGAAATAGGAAAAGGTACGCATTACAGTGAATATCCAACCAATTCAGCATATTCTGACTTAAGAATAGTTGTTGGAACAGCGGTGTATACCGGTGAATTTACACCACCAATAGCACCTCTTACAACGGTTGGTGGTACTTATCCATCAACAACAAATATCACCGATCCAATTCCTGCAGGAAACACTAAACTATTATTAAATTTTAATAATGCGAAAATTATCGATAAGAGTCAAAGTAAATTTTTGACTTTAACAGGAAATACAGCAGCCTCAAGTGCAGTGACTCACTATGGTGAGAACACTATGTACTTTGATGGGACTGGTTATGCGCATACAGATGGAATGACTTCTCAGTCGACTCCTGTGTTTAACGAGTTTGATTTTACTGTAGAAGCATGGGTGTATCCCGCATCACTTGCAGACTACCGTTATATTTTTGGTACTAGAAGTAGTGCAGAATCAGTATCAAATTTTCATATTGGTACAAAAGCTAATGGCCAAGTTTACTTCTTCATTAACGGTCAGTTTATAATTGAATCGTCACATAATATTAGTGCTACTACATGGTCTCACATCGTACTCACAAAAAGAAAATATTCCGGATCAGACTGTCTTGCATCACTTTACGTCAATGGAAACTACTCTGGTGATGCAGTTATAGGTAATGATTTTAGCGATGAAGGATATTTTATTGGTGGTGATTCATTCTCAAGTTTGATTAATTGGGTAGGTCATATTCATGATGTGAGAGTTTCTCATGATAAAGTTAGATATCCGTATGATTCAAGGCCTGTGACTCTTACACAGACTAACTCTGGTATGGAAACAGATGGCACAGCAGTTACAGTGTCAAGTGCAAGTAATACTTTATTCTTAGGTTGTCACGCAAGTACAATAGTTGATGGTAGTTCTAATGCAGTAACAGTAACTGCTAACGGTAATGCTGCAGTTTCAAGTTTTCATCCGCCAGGTGTTTCTGGCCTGATGCACTCTGTTAAGTTTGACGGAACAGGAGATTACTTATCAGCCACAACAGCTGCTGCTCTTGGTACCACTGATTGGACTATAGAATATTGGGTGTGGCATGATAATTTGACTAGTGCAAATCAGATACACTTAGCGTTTGGTGCGTATTCTCCAGCTTTTTACTATAGACATTCTTCAGCTAAATTTGCGATGTATCAATCAGGATCAAGTTTTTCATCAAACTATATTACAACACATGGACCACCTAAGAAAAATACATGGTATCATCTAGCTTGGGTTCATGATGATTCAGCGAATAAAGTAACACTCTTTATGGATGGGGCATACGTTGGTCAATACACATATACTGGTAACATTTCTTCTACCAGTTTAAGAATTGGTGATGATACTACCGGTGCGTATATGAATGGATATATCTCAAACTTAAGAATTGTTCAAGAAAAATTGTACGATAGAAACTTTACACCCCCATCAAAAGCTCTTTCAACGTAAGTTCTAGACATTTTTTATATAAATAGTACCAAAGCTATTTAACAGGATATATAAAATGCCAGCAGTTACAAGTAAAGATACGCTATCAGAATACTGTTTACGAAAGCTTGGTGCTCCAGTAATTGAGATAAATGTTGATGAAGATCAGATAGATGATAGAATCAATGAAACACTGGAAATGTTTCAAGAGTTTCATAGTGATGCAACTCTCAAAGGATATCTCAAACACCAAGTCACACAAACAGATTTAGATAACAACTACATTCCTCTCGACAAAAACGTTATGGTTGTTACTAAACTGTTTCCTATGTCTCAATCGTACAACAACACAAGTAATATGTTCAATATTAAGTATCAGATGATGCTTAATGATATAGCAGACTTACAAAATTTTGCTGGTGATTTAATGTATTACGAACAGATACAACAGTACCTATCAATCATAGACGAAAAACTAAATGGACTTCCTCAAGTTCAGTTTTCAAGACATCAAAATCGACTTCATATTTTTGGAGATCTAAATGACGGTGATATTAAAAAAGACGATTTTATTATAGCCGAAACGTATAGCATTATAGATCCGGAAACTCACACAAGTGTGTATGACAATAAGTTTGTAAAAGCATACGCTACAGCACTAATAAAACAACAATGGGGTTCTAATCTAATAAAATTTGAAGGAATGCAACTTCCTGGTGGAGTCACAATAAATGGTCGTCAGATATATGACGATGCAGTTCAAGAACTAGCTCAATTAAAAGAAGATATGAGACTCGAACATGAAATGCCGCCAGACTTTTTTATGGGATAATTCATGGCTATTAATCAGTACTTCAGCCAAAAAGTAAGATCAGAGCAGCAACTCTATGAAGATATTGTTATAGAGTCTCTAAAAATATATGGTCAAGATGTTTATTATCTTCCAAGGACCATAGTCAATGAGAACAAGCTGTTCGGCGAAGATGTTCCTTCTAGTTTTGGTAACGCTTATAAGATAGAAATGTACATTGAAAACATCGAAGGATTCGATGGAGAAGGAGATCTTTACACACGCTTTGGAGTTGAGATACGAGATGCTGCAACCTTTGTAGTTTCAAAGAGACGTTGGAGTCACATGATGTCTCAGGTCTTAACAAGACTTGAGATAGAAAGACCTAAGGAAGGTGACTTAATATATCTTCCTCTTTCTAAATCAATGTTTCAGGTTATGCATGTTGAACATGAAGAACCATTTTATCAACTAAGCCAGTTCCCAACATATAAGATGAGATGTGAGTTGTTCGAATACTCAGAAGAGGATTTCGACACTGGTATTTCTAGTATTGATGATATTGAAAAGTCTGCTTACAGGTTGTCACTAAGACTCGAAGCTGGAAAGGACAGCAATATTCCTGACTTCTTCAGAGGTGAAGTAGTAGAACAAAGAAGAATCGATGGAGTCACCATGAGAGGTGAAGTTCTATCTTATAATAAACAAACTGGAATTGTAGAGCTCATACACATTGGCGCCGATAGTGGAGACTATGCACTATTTCAACTTACAAGAGACGATTCAATTGGTCTTGCAGATTCTCACTATACAACGTGGCTCATTAATAACAGAGATGAAACGCCGTTTGGTGTTCAAGGACAAGTCTTTGCTGATTCAGATCCAAGAAGAAAAATCCTTGCAATCGCAGAGAGTACAAATGAACTAGAGATTAACGCGCAAAACAGCGTATTTGACGCTGCAGATGGAAACAGTCTATTTGACTTTAACTTCTTAGATTTCACTGAGAGAAATCCATTTGGCGATCCGGAGGATACGTAATGTTTAGTTACTTTTATCATCAAAAAATTAGAAAAACAGTTGCTATGTTTGGAACTATGTTTAATAACATATATGTTCTTAGAAAAACAGCAAGTGGAAGTGTATTAAATCAAGTTAGAGTTCCTCTATCTTATGCACCAAAAGATAAGTACCTTGCAAGAATTCAGGCAGATCCAGACTTACAAGATGGATCAAGAATAGCTATTAAGCTTCCTAGGCTTTCTTTTGAAATTACTTCAATTCAATACGATCAGAATAGAAAACTTCCAAAGATGCAGAGGTTTAATGTTCCTAAGAAGGGTGAGCCTGAAGGAAAAAGAGGACAGTTGCATTCACCAGCACCGTATATTATTGGCTTTCAATTAAATGCTTATGCTAGGAATCAAGATGATGCACTTCAGATTGTAGAACAAATTCTTCCTTACTTCACACCTCAGTATACTCTTACAATAAAACCTTTTGAGGAGTATCCTACTATAAAGGAAGATGTACCAATAACACTTCAAGGTGTAAGTTTTACAGATGATTTTGAAGGTCCTTTAGAACAAAGAAGAACTATTATATACACTCTTGACTTTACTATGAACATAAATTTCTATGCAGATGTAAGAGTGAATTCACTTATAAATAGAGCTATAGTAGATACAGAATTTGAAGGAGATTCGGCTGGTGCTTCGAGATTAACTGCAACCAGAACAACAGTTGTACCGAATCCTCTAACAGCATCACCAGAGGACGATTTTGGATTTACAACTACATTAGAAGATCCAGCTTTTGGTTTAACTAGAGCCTTTGATAAAGAAGAAGGGGAATATGTTCAAGATGGATATGTAAATAGATTGTACGTAAGAAACACAACGGTAAAATAGGAGTCAAAAATGCCATTGATATTAAGAAGTAGTAAAGATAGTGCGCTGTCATTCGCAGAAATGGACGGCAACCTTACATATCTAGATACGAGACTGACGTTTTTAGTAGACAGTCACGGTAATCGAAATGACTCTGCAGACATCCTACAAATAGCACAAATTGACTCCGCTTCTATCTCAGCTACCGCAAAACTTGCCGTTGACTCCGCGCATGTTAAAGGTTTCATTGATGCAGCATATGTTCAGTCAGTTCAATCTACAAAAGACTCAGCTTTTATTACAAGTATTATCGACTCAAACTATATTGAAGCGAGAGCAGATAGAAGCATAGGTAACCTAACTACTCTAAACGTTGATAATATAAGAGGAGTGAGTAATATATCATCTCCACACTCTGACACACCAAAAGTGTTTACTGTTACGGTTGCCGCTAAAGATACTACTCACAGGTATGAAGGATTAGGATCTGCTTCCGGTTATAAGATCGATGGTGTGTTTGCACCGTTTATTACTCTTACTCCTGGAAGAACGTATCAGTTCGACACTTCTGACAACTCAAACCAAAACCACCCAATCCACTTCTATTTTAAATCAGATAAATCAACTGGAGAGTACACAACAGGTGTAACTCAGAATGGAGTTGCTGGTCAACCCGGATCATATACACAAATTCAAGTCGGTGATGATACTCCAGAAGTACTACACTATCAATGCTTCAATCACGCGTATATGGGTAACTCTATCGCCGCTAGTACAAGAAACTTGGCGGGATACAACACAGATGATTTAGTTCAAGGAACTCAAAACGAATACTATACAGATCTAAAAGTAAAGAATATATTAGGCGCAGTTGATGTTGCGATCGTTCCAGATGTTGATAATCAAAGAGACTTAGGTTCAAGTGTAAGAAAATTTAGAGATCTATATCTTTCTGGAAGTACTTTACACCTTGGAAACTTAAAACTAAAAGATAGTGGAGGCCTCAGTGTTACTGACGTATCAGGAAATCAAGTTGTGGTTAACAATGCGTTGGACTCTTCAAAAGTAACTGGAATTATAGATGCTGCTTATGTACAAGCTAGACAAACAACTTATGGAAATAGCGATGTTGAGACGTTAGTAGATTCTGCATATGTTGCACTTCGAACTGGAACTGCACTCGACTCTGCAACAACAATATCAATTATTAATAGTACGGTGGACGCTAATTATGTACAATTAAGAGAAACAATTTATGGCAATGCAGAAGTAACTAGTCTTGTAGATGCTGCTTATGTACAGGCTAGACAAACAACTTATGGAAATGCAGAAGTAACTAGTCTTGTAGACTCAGCGTATATTAATGCAAGAGCAGAAGGAAAAGTTGATTCAAATGCAGTAATTGCTCTTATTAATCTTACTGTCGACTCAAATCATGTTCATATTAATCAAAACAGAAACTTTTCATTTCTAATTAACACACCTACAACAATTGCTGGATACGGAATTACTGATGCATTCGGTGGAAACTATGATAGCTTAACTAATAAGCCTTCGTTATTTGATGGTCAGTATTCATCTCTAACTGGTTCACCAACTATACCAAGTACATTAAGTGATTTAACTATGCCTTCAGGTACTAATGGTCAAGTTCTTACAACTGACGGTTCTGGTAACTTTACATTCACAACTGTATCAGGCGGCGGTGGTCCTTCCACAGATACACTTGCAGATGTCACTGCAAGA